CCGTGAGCGCCGACGAGCCGCTGGACCTAGATGCGATCCGTCTGCGCAACGCGACTGCCATCAGAAGCGCGGAGCACGGCGAGACCGGGGCGTACAGCAAGGTCTATAGGTCCGCTCTCGACGTGCTCGCCCTCATCGTCGCCGTGCGCGAGCGGGACGCCGAGATCGCGCGGTTGCGGGATGAGTCGGCGTGGTGGTCTGCTCCGGGTGCGGAGATTCGCCTAACCGCTGAGATAGGGCGACTGCGGGAGTTGCTGCGGCAATACGGCGAGCACCGCGCGCACTGCGACACCATGGGCGGCACCAAGCCCTGCGTCTGCGGGCTCGACCAGGCGTTGCGCCAGACCGGCACCGAACCACCACAACCAGCGGAGGAAGACATGACGCACGTCACGCCGAACGTACCCATCGCCCCGATCACGCCCACGATTGGACGGATCGTCCACTACCGGCTCAGTGCGGCGGACGCAGAGGCAATCAACAGACGCCGCGAGCACACGCAGGCGCATCTCGACGAGCACCGCGCGAACTCAAACGGCGTGCAAGTGCACATCGGCAATCACGTGGAGGAGGGTGATGTCTTCCCGATGGTCATCACGCGCGTATGGCAGCCCGGCGAGTCGGAGGGCCACGTCAACGGACAGGTGATGCTCGATGGCAACGATTTGCTCTGGGTGACTTCGGTGAAGGTCGGCAGTGGACCCCGCACGTTCTCATGGCCCGAACGCGGATGAGCGACGTGACCCCGACCGTGATCCAGCGGCTGCGCGAGGTGCTTAGCGCCGAGCGCGTCGAACTTGGCTCGCATGGACACCACGACTTCGATACGTGGGTCTGGATGACACAGCGCACGGACACGGCCATCGCCGCCGTCGAGCAGGAACTGGCCGCCAAGGACGCCGAGATCGCCGAACTCAGGAAGCGGCCGACGCTGGAAGAAGCTGCGGCTGTGATCCGGGCGGCGTGGTGTCACGTGGCATTCGATCACAGCGATCCGTCGTTGCTAGCACTCGGCAGGCTCTACGCCGAGAAGGCGCGAGCCGAGGCCCCGAAGTGAGCATCGGACTCACCGACGAGCAGATCCGGCGCGGGCTCATCGCCCAGGGCGTGCCGCCCGAGAAGGCGAGCCGTGCGCTCGGTTCCGCTTTTCGCGCCAATCGCCAGCTGCAAAAGCAGGAACCGACGCTCGCCGCGGCGCCTTCCGGCCCGGTCACGCTCGTGCTGCCGTGGAGCTGCTTGGTCTCCGACAATCGCCACCGCGGGCCCGTGAGCTCGCGCGCCGACGCCGCGGCGTACAAGCTCGCCCGGACGCGCGCCCACGCCGACGCCGCCGAACAGTGGGGGCCGCGGGCGCCCTTCTCTGGACGGATCGCCCTGGTTGCACGTATCTTCCCGCCTAACGCGCAACGCCGGGACGTCGGCAACTTCGCCAAGTGCGTGAAAGACGCGCTGTCCGGCGTGGCGTACGCGGACGACGTGCAGGTGGTCGACGAGCGGTGGATCAAAGCGGCGATCGACGTGGACCGCCCGCGCGCTGAGATTCTGATCGAGGAGCTGGCGCCATGATGAGCGAGCGGGAGATCCTTCTCCGGCTCATGGAACTTGAGAAGGAAATGGACGCGCAACTCAGGGAGGCGCATGAGCATGGTTTCCCCGTGTTGTTCTGGGACAAGAACTGTGTTGAGAGGGCAGTTCTCCGCCAAGTCGTCGGCCTCCCCGAAGTGCCCTACGGTCCAGCCGACTGCATGGCAGGATGGTGACGATGGGTAAGGGCTTCGACGCGCGCGACGCACAAATCAAGCGGCACAAGCGGCTGCTCGCCATCGTCGTGCGCAAGCCCGAGGATTACCGCCCGTACGGCGCCGTCGATCGCGACATGGGCGCCGGCGACTGCTCGATGGGCTGCAAGCACGCGCTCGCGTTGCCGGAGCCGTACGGCTCCGATTGGGTTGTGTGCACGAACGAGAAGTCGCATCGGAGCGGGCTGCTGACGTTCGAGCATCAAGGCTGCCCGAAGTTCGAGGCTGGCGCGAACCGCTGGCAGGACGAGACGCCGGAGGGAGCATCATGACGACGCGCAAAGATGCTTATGTGTGCTACGCGCTTGCCATCTTCGTGGTGCTCTGCGCGATCGTCGACGTCTGTGCGGCAATCGTCGCCCGGTCGGCCGCGTTGGGTGTCTACGCTGTCGTATTCGTTGCGTTAGGCTTCGGGTTCCGCGAGGTGGGGTCTGGGTTTCAGGATTTATCGGCGCACGAAAAGCAACCGCCGGAGTCACCATGACGAACAAGGACAGCCGCGGCGCCGTAGAGATCACGATCAACGGGAACAAGCGTGCGTTGCCGGCGCGGCCGCAGCGCGTCGCGTGGATCGCTCGATGCCTTCGGTGCCGGCGGTGGTTCTACGCGGCGTTCGTGGAGGACAACGATGAAACTCGCGAGCAGATGACCAGCGCGAAGGCGCTGGATCCCAAAGCCGTGGCCAAGGTATCGACCCAGGAGGGACACCGCATCGTACTGACAGAGCCCATGTGCGAATGCAGAAAGCGGCACCTGCGCAAAGTGGAGGACGGTGAGTGAGCGACGCGACGGTTAGGCCAGCGCTGACGCCGGCGGAATATGCCGACCTGCTGGATAGTGCGAGCTACGCTGCTCGCTACGCATTTCTCAGGACGACGGCTGCAGCGCTGGACGATCTTAGAGAGATGATCAGCGCACACAATCTGACGGCCGCCGAGCGCATTTCCGCCGGCCAAACGATCGCTGCGCTCGCGACCCTACTTCGACCGTGGCAGGGACCATGACGATCGTTCCTCGAATCGTGCTCCTGTGGCTGGCGCTCATCTGCTTCGTCCTCGCGGCGGTCGGCGTACCATTCCCGCGCGTCAACCTCACCGCGTTGGGCCTCGCCTTCTTTGTCGCGTCGCTGTTGTTCGTCCGTTCGTGATGGACCCGTTTCCCCCTCCGCCCGAAATAGGTGATCGCAATGGCCAAACGACTTCCGGCAGCACTCAAGGAGCACCAGTTCAAGAAGGGCGGCGGCCGCGTCGGCACGACCAAAAAGACAGCGCCGCCGAAGAAGAAGTGAGCGACGCGCGCCGCACCTTCGCCGATCTCGAGAACGAGCGTCGCCAGCAGCGCGCCTTCTCCACGCTCGCCAACAACACGATCCTCGATGCGCTCCACGAGGAGTTCGGCGTCGAGCGCACGCTCGGCTACGATGCCGTCGTGGCGGCAATCAAGGCGAAGTTCGGCGAGGATGCGCGGATGGTGATGATCCCGGCGCACATTCCCTACGACGCGCCGATCGAGGCAATGCTGAGCATGGGCTGCCTCGTCATTGAGACCGGGCCGCCTGAGTCGCCCGAGACCGTGTGGTCGCGCGAACTCCGGATCGATCCTGACGCGGCGCGCATCGCGCTCGCTGTGACACCGCCGACGTAACCACAGTCTCCATCCCGTGAGCGCGGTCCCGCTGCCCGTTCCCCTTCTCCCGGCGACGAAGCCGATGTCGGCCACGACGCACCTCGCGTCGGGCGAGCGGTTTGTCCTCTGGACCAACGTTCACAAGATCCACTGCTGGCCACGCGAGCGAGGCGGACACCGCATCAGCCGCGCGCTCTTCATCTTCGGCCAGGTCGGGCTCCAATGCACGGTCTGTGATCGGCGGCTCTACGTCGTGCACCATGTCGCGTCGAGCCAGCTCCTGACGGTCGCGGCGACGTACGACGAGCTGCTCGCCATCCAGCGGGAGCGCATGACGGAATTTGAGGCGCTACATTATCTCGGCGTAATCGCACCACCCGGCGCGCGCGCGTAAGGCACGTCCGCCGTACGACAATCCAAGTACCTCCGGCCTGTCGCCGGCTCGCTCCACTCCTGGGGCGCGCCGGCGTTTTCGTTTCCCATTCCTCGAGCGCAATGCACCGATGGCACCGCCAACCGAACCGAGCGAGCCCGTTAGCGGCTACACGGTGGCCGACGTGCTCGAGGACATGCTCGACGAACTCCGCTCGTTGACCAAGGGCGGCATGGCCGGGATGCGACCCGCGACAATCGCGCGCTACGAGGCGGCGACGGACGTGCTGCGTGCGCTCCGCGTGTCCAACGCGCGCCGCCCGGGGTGGACGCTGCCGCAATGAGCAGGCCGAGCAAGGCACCCGAGGCGCCGGAGACGGAGCCGCCCACCGAAAGCACGGCCGACCGCGTGCTCCCCGAGCTCGAGCCGCTCACCGACAAGGAGCTGCGGTTCTGCCTAGAATACCTGATCGATCTCAATAAGGCGGCCGCGGCGCGTCGTGCCGCCTACTCACGCGCGACAGCGAGGCAGATCGGCTACGCGCTCTACCGCAAGCCGAACGTGCGCGCCGAGATCGATCGGCTCATGGCCGAGCGCGCGCAACGGACCGAGATCACGGCCGACCGCGTGCTCCGCGAGCTCGAACAGATCGCGTTCAGCGATCTCCGCGATTTCCGCGTCTCGGATGCCGGCAAGCTTGCCCTCCGCGAGGACGCCGACCCGCTGGCGAGCCGGGCGGTGCAAAGCATCAAACGCGTGCGCAGCGAGGGCGAGAACGGCCACGTGACCACCACGGTCGAGATCCGCCTCTGGTCCAAGCCGGAAGCGGTGCGCCTCGCGATGCAACATCTCGGCATGCTGCGCCAGTTCGTCGACGTGCACGACAGGACGCTCGAGCAGCTGCTGCGCGACGTCGCGCCGGCGCCCAAGCCCGAGGGCGAGACGTGACGACCGCCGTCCGTCCGACCACGCGGCGGGAGCCGGCGACCGCGATCGAGCACGCGATTGCGCACCTCAAGGGCTCGTTCCGCGAGTGGGCGCGCCGGTGCTACCACATCCGCACCAAGGCCCAACGGATCGAGCCGCTCGAACTCAACGCGGTGCAGCTCGCGGTCGAACGCGCCGAACGCGAGGAACTCACGCGGAAAGGCGAAGCGCGGCTCTTCATCCTCAAAGCGCGGCAGCCCGGCGTGACGACGTACGAGCAGGCGAAATCGCTCCATCTGATCTGGGGCACGCCGTACACGGATGCGCTGACTTTGGCCGACGCGCGCGATCGCACCGACGAGATCTTCGAGGTGACGCGCCGCGCGATCGAGCATTTCCCGCGCGCGCTCCGTCCGGTGTTAGGCGACGCGCAGACGCGCGAGATCACCTTCCCGGGCCTGGACACGCGCTTCCTCACCGACACGGCACGCGGCGAGCCGGGCCGCGGCCTGACGTTAGGCCGGCTGCATTGCTCCGAGTTCGCGTACTTCGAGGATCCGGAGGGCGCACTGGGCTCGGCCGGCCCGGCGCTCATTCCGCGCGGCTCGGTCGTCGTGCTCGAGACCACGGCCAGCGGCCACGGGAGCGCGGCGCACACGTTCTGGCAGCACGCCGCCGAGAAAGGCTACCGTCCGCTCTTTTTCCCGTGGTGGGAGTGCGACCCGGCTAATTATCGGCTGCCGCTCATGGAGCCGGACGAGTTAGGCCCGCTCTCGGATGACGAGCGGACGTTGGTTGCACGGCATGGCGTGGCGCTCGAACAGATCAAGTGGCGGCGCGCCAAGATCGCGGAGTACGGCCGCACGATCTTCCTCCAGGAGTATGCCGAGGACGACGAGAGTTGCTGGGCGTCGGTCGAAGGCTTGTTCTACGACCAAGCCACGGTGCGCGCACTGGCGCTCCGCGCCCCGACGCCGATCGAGACGCACATGAACGGCGCGCTCGCACTCTATGTCGGCACGGACGATCTCGGGCAACTAGATCTGCCGTTAGGCGAGCGCTTGGTCGGCGGGTGCGATACGGCCGAGGGCGGCGGCGGCGACCGGACGGCCTGGGTGATTCGGAGTTTTCCCTCCTGGCATCTGGTCGCGACGTACGAAGATGCGCACGTCGATCCCGTCGAAGCCGCGAAGGTGATGGACACGTGGTCGCGTCGACTCGCCGGCGCGCGCCCGCTGCCTTTCTGGGTGATCGAGAAGAACATGCACGGCATCACCGTGCTCAGGACGCTGCGCGACACGCTCGAATACCCGACGTGGTCGCTCTATCACCGGGCGCCGCTCGATGAGTCGGCCGAGCGCTACCACGATCGCATCGGCTGGGTCACCACCGCTGAGAGCAAGCCGCTCATGCTCGACGCTGGCCGCGAGCTCCTCAAGGCGGCCGCGGCGCACCACGTCGATGTGCCGTCCGCCGCGGCGATTCGCGATGCGGCCCGGGTGCTGCGCGGCGTCGTGGGCACGGCGCAGCTCAAGGGGAAAGACGCGCTTGTCGCGGAGATGTTGGCGTGGTTAGGCCGAGACAGCGCGGCACAGAACGAGAGCGCCGGCGGCGCGATGGTCACACTCTAAACACGGGGCCGCACTCATGGCCGACACCGCAAGCTCGACCTCCTACGCCACCTCAAGCATCCAGCGCGCGAATCCCACGACGGCACCGCGCTCGTGGCTCGAATACGAGCATCCCGACTACACGCGGCTCAAGAATCAGTGGGAGTACGCCATGGACCACTACACGGGCGACATCCTGCTGACGCGGAAGCTTGAGTTCTACTTGAAGCAGCGGGCGCAGGCGGAGTCGAACCAGAGCTACCAGGAGCGCGCGGCACTCGCCGACTACACGAATCACTTCGCGGCGATCGTGGACTCCATTGTCGGCATGGCGATGTCCGTCGAGGCGAACGCGAATCGCGTCTTCGGCACGGACAAGCAGCCAGGGTTAGGCGATCCGACCGACTTGACGACGCCGATCGGGAAGCTCTACGTGCGGTGCGATGACGAAGGGAATTCGTACGAGACCGTGCTCCGGCTCCTCGGCATGTATTTCACCGTCGTGCACCGCAGCTGGGGACTGGTTGACGCCGGGCCGGACGATGAGACGCGGCTGCGCTTCCTCGATCCGCGGATGGTCACCAACTGGTGGGTGAACCCCAATACCGGACTCTTGGAGCAGGTGCTGCTCAAGGAAGAGTCCGACCAACGGAGCGACATCAGGACGAATCCCGCGGGCAAGGCCGCGTCGTGCCGGTACGTGCTCTTCGGGCTCGCGGGTTGGACCCGCTGGTACACGAACAAGAAGGGCGAGCCGCTGCAGGTGAAGGGCGCCGCCGGCGAGGGGACGTACTCATACAAAAGCTTCGACGGCACGCCGGTGCTACCGATCTATCCGTGCCGGTTGTCGCTGCGCCGGATGGTGGGCTGGCTCCTGGCGAAGAAAGGCAACGCGATCTACAACGCGGAGTCGGCGCGCGATCACCTCATCCGGGTCGCGAACTTCCCGCGGCTCAACGTGTGGGGACCGCCGGAGCACTTCAACAAGATCGAGAAGGATCTGGCGAAGGGCATGAACATGCTGCACAACCTGCCCTCGCAATCGCACGCGCACGACTTCATCGCGCCCAAGCCGGACAACGCTTCGGTGGCGACCGATGTGCTCAAACGCAAGGTCGAAGAATTCTGGATCACCGCGTTCCGCGAGTACTCGGATGCGGCGCAGCAGCGGACCGCGACGGAAGTGCGGCAGGATCTCGCGATGGGCGTCGGCGCATTCCTGCAGCTCTTCAAGTCCGCGATGGATGACGCCGAGAACAACGCGCTCTGGCGGATCGCGCAGCGGGAGTTCCCGGACGAGCCGGCGCGCTGGTTCGTGCCGCGCGTCCGGCGCTCGGACGATTTCAATCCGATGAATCCGGAGACGATCATCACGAACATCGTCCAACGCGCGTGGGGCACCAACATCCAGAAGTCGGTTCCGTTAGACGCCGATGCGCTCTACGCCGCAGCGAAGGAAGTCGCGCAGCACATGGGCCTCCCGATCGATTCGTACCGGCTCAAGGCGGCGATCCGCGTGCGCATGTTCCAGGACCAGCAACAGACGGGCGTCACGATGCCCGCGGACGTGCGCGCCGATTACACGGTGGACTGCGCGATCGCCCAGGGTCGCGTGTCGGAAGGCGAGCAGATCCAGGTCGAGGACCAGCAGGGCGCCAAGTCCAAGATCCTCAAGGTCGACAAGCTGCGGCAGGACGCGTTGGCGTTGGCGCAGCAGGACGACCAGCGCACGGCGCTCGAAGCGCAGCACTCGGTGTTCCCGGCAGCGGAGAAGCAGATGGCTGGCATCAAGGACGACCACAACCAGAACGGCGTGGTGGGCGCCTAACGCAATGCAAAGCGGCCGACGCGAGTGTTACATCGAGTGGAGCGAGGACACCGAGGTCTCGTGGATTGAGATGCTCGCCGAGTTCAATGAGAAGGTGTGGCCTGCTTTCGAGCACGCTGGCTACACGAAGGACACGGCACTCCTGCTGTACTCCATCGTGCAGCTCAAGCAGGCCGTGAATGAGATCGCGGACGCGGTGATTCCGGACGACGAAGAGCAGGATCAGACATGAGGCGCCTCTTCGCGGCCATCGGCCGGCGGTTCGTACACCGGCACACTCGGCGTGCGCCGCGTGGGTACGCCGGTCGGTGGTCGACGTCCGACTGTGACGGCACGATCGGCGAGATCACGCATTACTACGATCTCGAGGCGCAGCGGTACTTCCCGATCCCGCCGGAGTGGGAGCGGTGAGCCGCCGCACGAAGGCCGCGCGCACCGCGGCCGACGTCATGGACGCGGTCGACGATGCGCTGATCGAGTTCGCGCGCCGCGCGGCCGTGCTCGCGCGGATCGGCACGCCGATCGACTGGACGCTGGCCGCGAGCCGGCTTGCCGACGAGCTCACGCAAGCGTTAGGCGGCGTCCGCGACATCGTCGGACTCGCCGGGCCAGCTGCCGATCTCTACGCCGCTCTCGGCGGCTTCGACTTGGCGAGCCGCGTGCGCATGTACGTGCGGCAGGCCGTGCGCACACTCCGGCAGCTCGACCAGCAGTCGGTGACACTGACCGACGTCGTGCGCACGGTGGGGACGCAACTCCGCTATCCGATGCTCCGCATCGCGGTCAGCGAAGCGAACAACGCGACGCGCGAGAACGCGATCTCGCGCGCCGTCCGCTCGCGCGACCAGCGGGCGATGCAGTGGTCGACCACGAGCGCGAACCCGTGCGCGATCTGCGTCTCGTACGCGGAGAGCGACATGTTCGGCCTCGGTCGCGGCATCTGGCCGCTCATCGCGCTGCCGGATCCGCCACACCCCTTCTGCGCGTGCCGGCTCTCGCCGGTGGCCATGAACGAGGAGTTCGAGCAGGTGAGCGCACGCATCGCGGTGCCGTCCGGTCTTTCGAGTCCGGAAGCCGCCGCGGTGAGGCAGCGCGTCCGCGCATCGCTCAAAGCCAGCAAGCCCACGCAACGCACACTGCAAACGCTCGTCGCGGCCGCCGATGCGTCGCGTGCCGCCTAACGCAGGTTCACACTGGGGAGGTATCGCGATGGCCAAACGCACAGTGATCACACGCCCGACGACGTACACGAACGCGAGCAATCCGGCGACGCGCGTGCCGGTGTCGCCGCCCAGGAAGATCGCGCCGCCGCCGGGCAAGCGCATGCCGACAGGGCCGATCAAACGGCGGCCAGCATGAGGCCATTCACGATGCGGTGGGCGCGGCCGTCGCGGCGCAAGGACGACAGGCCACGCGCGCCACGTGCCGACTTCAGCGCGGCTCGTGGATCGCAGCTGATGATGCGCATCCAGCCATCGGCGAAGTCGGAGCGCGAGCAGCTCGCGGCGCGGCAGGCCCGCAATCAACGGAAGCGCGCGAGACAGCACTACCGCGCGCGCCGGCGCTGACGGGATGCAGCGTAAGGCCTGCGGCGCGCACGTTTTCTCACTCGAGGAGGCATCGCCATGGCTGCACATCCGAGGAAGTTCACGCCTATCCGGAAGTCCGGCAAAGGCTACCAAGTCATCGCGCGGTCGACCGGGAAACCGCTGAGCAAGAAGCCGCTGCCCAAGGCGCGCGCCCAAGCCCAACTCCGCGCGATCGAGTTCCGGAAGCACAATCCGGGGAAGAAGTAGCCCGGGGGAGGGCTTGCACGCGCGGCGGATGCCGTTGTATCGTTGCACCAGATCTCAAGGCCCAACGCGTGACGCGGTCACTCGCCCGCGCGTCTGGCTCACAACAACGGCATTGGCTGGCCTGTCACCGGCCCGGGTTTGCACTTCCACGTGCGAACCGGGCCGGTTTGTCATCCGAGCCACTGCCATCCCGCTCCGCTCGCGGCTCTCGAGCGTGCGCCCACCGTCCGGGCTAACGGACGCGGTAGGAGACTCAACGCACATGGCGCTCTTCAAGGCGAAAGCCCTCGTCAACGGGGCTGAGACCGAGGTCGAACTCGACGACGAGAAGTTCCTGACGACCGACGCGCACAACCAGCGGCTCACGCACACGGTGCAGGAGCGGCTGGCGCGCAAAGAAGCAGAGGTCGTCGCTCGGCTCGAGAAAGACGACGAGTTCTGGAAGAAGCTCGCGACGACGCGCGGCTTCGATCCGGAGAAGAAGGCCGAGTTAGACGGCGCCGCGGCGGAGCGACTGAAGCGCGAGATCATGACGGCCGAAGTCGAGCCGCTCAAAGAGAAGCTGACGGAGCGCGAGAAGTTCGCGGACGAGTTGTTAGGCAAGACCAAGCGCGCGGAGCTGCAGGCGGCATTCGCCCGGGTGGCGAAGTCTGGGTTAGTCGACCTCTTGGTCACGCGATACCAGCACGACCTGCACTACGACGCGAAGAGCGGGACGTTCGGGCTCAAGAACGCGCAGGGCGAATGGGTCTGGAGCACGAACACGAACGACGGGAAGACGCCGTACCGCGGGATCACGGAGCTCGTGGAGCAGTGGGCGAAGGATCCGGCGAACAAGGAGTTCCTCGCGACGCCAGCGAAGCAAGGCGGCGCGGGCGTGGGATCTGGTCCGGGCAATTCCGGCGGTGAGGATCTGTCCAGCCTCCCCCCGGCCGCACGGATCGCACGGGCACGGCAGCTCGGATACAAGACGTAATCACGCTGCCAGGGCGATGATGCCCTCGGCGGCCTCCACCACACGCGGAGACAGCGACCGATGGGACTCACCCTGCTCGAATCCTCGAAACTCAACAGCGGCCAGGTCATCCGCAACGCGGTCATCGAGATGTTTGCCCGCTCGTCGGGCGTCCTCCGCGTCCTGCCGTTCAACGACATCCAGGGCAACGCGCTCCGGTACAACCGAGAAGAGGCGCTCCCGGGCATCGCGTTCCGCGGTGTGAACGAGTCGTACACCGAGTCGACGGGCGTGATCAACCCGCTCATCGAAGTGCTCGCGATCGCCGGCGGCGACCTGGATGTCGATCGCTTCATCGTGCAGACGCAGGGCATGGATCAGCGCGCGACGCACGAGCAGATGAAGGTGAAGGCGCTGGCGCAGGAGTGGAGCCGCGTCTTCATCAAGGGCGACTCGGAAGCAGACCCGCGCCAGTTCGACGGGCTGCAGAAGCGCCTCACGGGCAGCCAGCTCATCGCCAACGGCAACACCTCGGGCGGTGATCCGCTCTCGCTCATCAATCTCGATGCGCTCATCGACTCGGTGGCCGACTGCTCGCACCTGCTGATGGCCAAGCAGATGCGGCGCCGCCTCACCGCCGCCGCGCGGAACACCACCGTCGGCGGATACATCACCTACGGCCAGGACGAATTCGGCCGACGTGTCACGATGTACAACGACATCCCGATCATCGTGCCCTACGAGGACAACGGCGGCACGGAGTTCCTCGACTTCACCGAAGCGGGCCCCGGCGGCGGAACGACCTCGACGTCGATCTACGCCATGGGACTCGGCGACGGGCTCCTCAGCGGGATCCAGAACGGCGGCATGGACGTGCGCGACTTGGGCGAGCTGCAGGACAAGCCCAAGTACCGCACCCGCGTCGAGTGGTACGCGGGCTTGGCACTCGAGCACGGACGTGCGGCGAGCCGGCTCTGGGGCATCAAGGACGCGGCAGTCGTCGCGTAAGGCGTTCGGCCGGACCGGTTCGCGCCGAATCAGGCGGCGCGGGCCGGTCCGGGCAGCACACAACAGGAAACTCCGCCGACGCTCCGTTAGGAGCGCCATGGGCCACCCGCGAGTGAGGAAATAGCGCGCATGTCCACCCAGAACAAGCACTACATTTTCGACGCGAGCCTCCAGCTCAAGGACTCGAACGCCATCACCGCGTCCGCGGCGGGCCAGGTCGCCGGCTCCGATGAGATCCTCGACATCGGCACGGGCCGCGTCGATGCGGTCGCGATCGTCGACATCTCGGCGCTCGACATCACCACGGGCGACGAGACCTACGGCGTCGAGATCCAGGGCTCGTCCTCGGCCACGTTCGCGAGCGATGTGGTCGTGTACGCCGAGAAGGTGTTCGGCGACAGCTCGGTCTCACACGACTCGGTCGACACCGTTCCGGGCCGCTACGAGATCCCGTTCACGAACAACCAGGAAGGCGTGCTCCGGCGCTACCTCCGGACGTTCACGCGGATCGCGGGCACCACGCCCTCGATCACGCACACGGTGCACGTCGCACCATCGCCTGGCGCGTAAGGCAAGCACGGCGCCGCACTGCCGGTCCTCCCACTATGGGGCTCCGGCCGGCAGTTGCTGGCGCGTTGATCGGTTAGGCAGCGAACGGCGTCCACAGTCGGTAACCTCTGGCGGAGGGCTCCATGGCGTTCACGCACACGACCGGCATCACGTACAAGTCGGACGCTGGCACGATCACCTCGACGACCGAGGTGTTCACCGGCGACGGCGAAGCCGATTACGACGGCATCATCCCCGCCGGCGCGGTCAACCTCGAGATCGACGTCCCGGTGACGGTGGCGAACATCCGCTCGATGGTGCTCTTCGCGGCGACACTCATGACGGTCAAGACGAACAGCACGTCCGTACCGGACGACACGCTCAACATCAACGCCGGCACGCAGATCGTGTGGAACACCAACCACTCGGAGCCGTGCCCGCTCACGGTCAACGTCGTGAAGTTCTACGTCTCCAACCCCGGCTCGGTCGCTGGCGCGTTCAAGTTCCGCGCGCTCGTCGATCTCACGCCGGTGGGCGGTGATCCCGCGTAATGGCTGAGCAGCTTCCAGCCAAGCGGGTGCTCAGCGTTCAGGGGCAGCGGGTGGTGACGAACCATCCGCTGCGCTGGACGGTGCGGAACGTCGAGACCGGCGAGATCCGCGAGGCCTGGCCGGTCGACGCCCGCGAGATGGTCGCGTCCGGCGAGTGGGCGCACGTCGTGCCAAGCGACGCGGCGCCCCAGGCGACTGAGGAAGAAGAAGCGCCGGACGTCGGACCGCGTGCCGACGCGGACGTCCGGAAAGCCAAGGCCGCGGAGAAGGAAGCGTTGAACCCCGAACCGAGGTCCAGGCGCCAGCGCGGCGGCGCCTAACGCGCGCTGGCCGTGAACTCCTTCTTCGACGTCACCGATCCGGACGACCTGGCGCTCATCCCCAAGCGGCTCCAGGACAATCTCGATCTGGCCGGCGCGGCCGAGACGGCCGAAGCTGACGCGATCGCCGCGTACACGTTCACCACGCGCGATCTGCCCGCGTACTCGGCGTATTACCGGCAGGGCGACGACGCGCAGACCTTCCCGTACGTGATGAGCGTGCCGTCGACGCTCCCGCCCTCGATGTCGCCGCTCTCGGTCAACGGCGCGACACGCATCGACGACTTCACGTTCGTTGGGCTCTTCGGCTTCGATCCCAATCCGGCGCTCTGCGATCCGGCGCTGGCCGATGGGCTTCGGCGCGCGATCGCGAAGGTGCTCCGCTGGCGGCTCGCGCAGTGGTCGACGGGCGCCAACGTGCAGCGCGAATGGGTGACAGGCTCCGGCGGCAAAGGCTACGACTACGTGACGAACGCGCAGGCGACGTTCCCGGATGGTTGGGATTCAGAGCTCTCGCGCTGGGATGTGCGCCTCCACTACAACGGCGCGTGAGCCATGAGTCGCTCGGGTCGTGCGGTGGGCACCGCGGTGAATATCGGGCAGCTGCTCGACGCGCTCGATCGCGCCTCGGCGCGCGCGCAGGACGTGCGCCCGTTCTTTCAGCAAGTCGTCGAGCCCGATACGACGGCGCTCCTGCTCGCGCAGTTCACGTCGGAAGGTGCGCGGTTAGGCAGCCGGTGGGCACCGCTCGCGGCGTCGACGCTCGCCCAGAAGGCGCGTCATGGTGCCGACGGGCACATTTTGCAGGACACGCGCGAGATGATGAACGCGTTCACAAACCCGCGGCATCCCGACGCGGTCGCGATCGTGCAGCGGCTCCGCTACATCCGCTCGGTGCAGGGCCGTGCGAAATCGATCGCCGAGTTTCATCGCACCGGTACGAGCCGGATGCCGGCGCGCCCCGTGTTAGGCGACGGGATCCCGCGGCCCACGGTCATGATGTGGAGCTCGGAACTGCTCGCGTGGGTCAAAGACGGGAGCTTCCCCGCATGATCCACATGGCGTGCGCCCGCTACTGGGCCGACTTCCTCACGACCGACATGGGCGGCGGCGTCTGGCGCGTGAACCAGGAGCTCGCTGCGGTGCCGCGCTTCGGCGTCGATGATCCGGTGCCGGACGTGGCGCTCGTGGCGCATCCGTACACGCCGAACGACATCGCGAGCCTCCGCGTCGCGCAGAACGAAGCGCCGCAGAACGTCCCTGCCCTCTACATCCAGGGCGAGGGCCCGATCCCCGCCGAGGGCGAGGTCGCACCGGGCCAGCCCCGCGACTGCATTCCGGTGCTCATTACCAAGTACATCGTGAACAAGAGCGACCTCTCGCTCTCGCAGCAGTGGGCGGCGTACACGATGAAGGCGCTCGAGCGGTGCGCGTACAAGTTCTTCGCGGACGACGATGTCGGCGAGACCGCGCGCGGCTACAGCCACGAGTCGGGCATCGCGATCCTCTCCTGCGGCTACCGCGACAACGACTACTCGCCCACGTACCGCGTCGGCATCGCCTACGGCCCGTGGTCTGAGGACATTGGGCTGGCGGCCGCCACGCAGGTGTTCACGCTCGTGCTCTACGTTCGCGATCAGAATCCCTAACGCCTAACGATCCCGCGAGGACTGACCGATGGCACTCACCGTAGACGGCATCCGGATCCCGGCGCACGTGCAGGCGCAAGGCAACGACGCGACCGAAGCGTACGTGCGCGACTTGAAGGCGCGGGTCGGCATCCCGCATCCGGCGCCGCCGCTCGAGACGGGCGAAGGCGCACCGCCCCGCGCGGCCCAGTTAGCGGCGCGCGCCGAACAGTGGGCGCCCAAACTCGCGCAGATCGCGGAGCTCCAGGCGAAAGAACAAGCCGAGGCGGAAGCCACGGTGACGGCCAAGCCGCGAGAGAATCCGCCGCCGGTCGCGCGCGCGCAGCACCGCGCGCAGGCCACGCCCAAACCGGCCGAGCCGCCCGCGGCACCGGCAGCAGAGACGCCCGCGAAGTAGGTCGCACGGATCGCACGCCTAACGACGTCCACGCATTGCACTTTCTTTAGGAGACCGGAGCAATGACGCTCGTTGCCAAGACCACAGGGAAATGGGGCTTCCAAGCGAAGCCCGAAGCGACCTACGGCACGGCCGTGGCGCTCACGCCGGCGACGGATGGCATCCGGCTCTCGAGCGCGCCGAGCTGCAAGGTCACCGACGCGTACGACGGGAAGCGCGACGGCAAGTCGCCCGGCTCCTACGCGATGCTGCCGCTCGTGGGCTCCGAGGGCCGGACCGCCGAGTGCGATATCGTGATGGAAGCCGCCGGCGCCGGCGCCGCGTACTCGTCGACCGTGCTGCCCAACGCGCACAAGATCCTCATCTGCAACGGCTGGAAAGCCGTGGTGGACACCACCGCGGGCGCAGAGACCGTGACGTACACGCCGGGCGATGATGCGGACTTCCTCTCGATCTGCGCGGAAGCGTACGAGTACGGCGAACTGTACGCGATCCAGGGCATCCTGGGCGAAGGGATCGAGCTCGATTGCACGCTGCCCAAAATCGCGTCGCTCAAGTCGAAACTCAAAGGGATCATGGCCGCCTTCGAGTCAGACGCCGCGATCCCGGCGGACCTCGTGTACAACTCGACGATCGGCCCAAAGGCGACGGCGATGAATCTGACGCTCGCCGACTTCGCGCCGGTGCGCGTGCAGGAATTCAAGCTCACGCAGAAGACGGGGCTGACCGACCGCTTCTACGACAACGTGAATGCGCGCCACGGCGGCTACTTCTTCGGCGAGGAAGTGGATTTCGCCTTCGAGTGCACGATCGAGCTGCCGGCCTTGGCCATCGGCTCACCGTTCCACACGGCGACCACGTTCAACCCGCGCGCCTTGAAGGAGCTCGGGACGTCGTTCGCGGTCGCGCTGCAGGTGGGCGGCACGCAGTACAAGCAGTTCCAGCTGTCGGCGCCGGCGGCGCAGATCGTTGACGATCCGCGCGAGAAGAAGGGCGCGGTGGCGACGCTCAAGCTCTCGCTCGCCTTCCGGCCCACCACCGAAGTCGCGCACGACGAAGTCACGCTGCTCTACAACTAACGGACACAGGCCCGCGTCCGACGCCGCCCAAGCGTCGGGCGCGTGGCCTGACCTTTCTCCTTCTCAGGGCACGCCACACCCATGCTGCAAGACGCTGACGCAATGCTGGCGGAGCTCGACGCGCCGCAGCTCAAAGTGAACGGCGAGGTGTTCTCGGGGCGCCATCTCTCCTTCGAGCAGCAGGTGCGGCTCCTGAGCACGATGGAGAAACTGGGCGACGCCGAAAAGCACAGCAACTTCGGCGCGATGTCGGCGCAGATGCGGAAGGTGCTCGACCAGATCTTCCCGCCGCCGCCGCGGCGCTGGTTCCAGCGACGCGCGCCGACGGTGGCCGATCGTGTGCTCGCGCTGCCCGTGGACGTGAGCGCCCAGATCGTCCTGGGTTTTCTGAAGTCCCTTCACAGCGCGCCGCTCGGCTCGAACGCGAACGAGAAGCAGCCGAGCGCGGAGGGACCGACACCGGGCGCCGCTGGGAGTGGCACGAGCTAACGATCGCGATCGAGCCGCAGCATCTGCGGCAGTGGGAGTTCATCCGCGTCTTCGGGATGGACGCCTACCGGAACGCCCTCTACCCGACCAGCGATCACGTCGTTCCCGCCGCGTGGTTCGATCTCGCGATGGATGCATTGCCACACTTGGAAGCGCGGCAGGGGCGCACGATGCTCCACGCGTGGCAGTTGGCCTACGCGAGCTGCCGGAGCAAGGAGCCGTCGATCAAAAACGCGATCGACGACCTCTTCGAGCAAGCGGCCGGCACGATCATGGTGCGCAAGCGGCTCCGCGTCGACGCGGACGAGATGATGTGATGCGGAGCACTCTGACGCGACGGAGCGTGCGCAATGGCGACTGATGGGCTAAGCCAGATCGTCGTCGAGGCGGTCGATAACGCCTCGGGGCCGTTCCGCGCGATCGCTGACGCGGCGCGCGACATGGCGGCGCGCATCGGTGCGTCGATGGACCAAGTCGACGCGCGCGTGCAGGGCCTCCATTTCGACGATGCCGCCAACCGGTGGCGCGACACGGCCGGGCAGTTCGCCTCGCACACGTCGCTCATCACCCAGGCGCTCGACAAAGCGAAGCAAGTCGGTGAAAGCGCGTTCGCCGCCCTCTCGAGCGCGGCGCAGAAAGCGGGCGGATTCCTCTCGAGCGTTGTCGGCAAGATCACGGGGCGGACGACGACCGCGGCACCGACGGCATCCACAGCGGCGCGCGCAGGCGGCAGCACGCTGGCATTGAGCGCCGAAGCCGTCGAATCGGCGGTCGCCTTCCGGAAGCTGCGCGAAGAGATCGACGTCACGGACAAGGACGCGGTCAAAGCGTTTCAGCAGGCCGCAGCGGCCGAGCGCGCGTGGATCAAAGAACTGCCGCCGGGTGTGCAGGGCGTCAGGCAACTCGAGAACGAGCTCACCGCGATCGAACGGAAGGTCGCGGGCGGCAGCTCGCACCCGATCGCGGCGTTCTTCCGCGGGTTAGGCTCGATAATTAACGGCGTCTGGGGTGGCGTCAAAAAACTCGGCAGCGCGATCTCGAGCATCTGGACGTCGGTGGCCTCGCTCCCCGGCTTGGTTGCGTTAGGCGGACTCGGGGGCATCGGGAAGTGGCTCTACGACGCGAACAGCGAGTTCCAGCGCCTCACGATCAACCTGACCACGTTGCTCGGCAGCGCGACGACCGCGAAAGACGCGATCGCGTCGCTCATCGACATCGAAACGAAGATGCCGTTCACCCTCCAGGACATCACGGAGGGCTACGTTCGGCTCTTGGGGTTGGGGCTCTCGCCCACCAAGCGCGAGATGCAGGCCTTCGCCAACGTGTCGGTGCTGGCCAAGAGCACGATCGACGAGCTGGCGTTGGCGATCCGCTCGGCCGACGCCGGCATGATGCGGCCGCTCAAGAATCAACTGTCGACGTTAGGCGTCCAGATCTCCAACCTGGACAAGACGACCAAGACGTTCAAGGCCACGTTCCACGGCACCACGACCACGGTGCACGCGGACGCGGAGAGCATCGCGGGTTACATCACGCACATCGGCGAGGCCTTCCCGAACGCCGCGCAGGACCAGATGAAGACGCTGTCCGGCGAGGTCACCAACCTCAAGACGGCGCTCTTCAAGCTGGCGGTGGCGATCGGCGAGTCGGGCGTGAACACCGCGTTCGGCGCGATGATCCAGAAGTGCATCGACTGGGTCAACAAACTGTCGCAGAACCAGCCCAAGATCGCTGAGTTCCTGCAGTACGCGATCGACTCGATTCGCATCTTCGTCGACGCGGTGACGGACGCGTGGGAACGGACAAAGCTCCTCGTGTCGCAAGCCGAGCAGTTCGTGAACAGCGTGAAGAATCCGCTCAGCGTGCACGTGCCGGGCACGGAGGCGCACGCCCGCGACGAGCAGCTCTCGGGTAGCATCAGCGGGCAGCAAAAAGTCGTCGACGCGATGGACAGGCTCGTCGATGCCGACGTGAAGTTGCGCGCGGCGGACGAGGCGGCGAACAAGATCGCGGCCGACCGCGTCGACTATCTCCTCGCGCACCCTGAGGACAAGAGTCCGCAAGCGCAGGCCGATCGCGCGACGTATCACCTGGGCTCGAGCAAGGAGCTGCCGACCAATCCGAATCCCGCACTGCCGAACCCGGACGCCGAGGATCCGGAGAAGGCCGCGCGGATGCAGAAGGATCTGGATGGCGAGATCGCGGCGCTCGAGAAGATTCGGGCCTTACAGCAAGGCGAACTCAAAGACGCGACGGACCTGCAGCGCCAGCAGGCGACACTCGTGCTCGAGGACACGCAGCTCAAGCTGCAGGAGGCCGTCGCGCGCGAGGCGCTCACGAAAGCGTCGCTCGCCTCGGCCGCCGGGCCATTGTCGCCGGCGAACATGGCCCGCCAGTTCGCGGCGGAGCAAGCGCTCGCCGTGATCGAGGATCGGCGCGCCGCGATCCACACGAAGATGGGCGAGATCGACAAGGAGCTGGCGCCCATCCGCGCGGAATTCGGCAAGCGCGAGCTCGATCGACTCGCGGAGATCAAGACGGCGACCGAGCAGCAGCTGGCAACCGAAGAGAAACTGCTCGCCGTCGCGAAGCCGGGCTCCGCCGAGCAGATCAAAGCGTACGAGGAAATCGCGAAGCTCAAAGAGCGACTCATCAAGCTCAATGAGATCCTCACCGCGCAGGCGCGGCAGGATCGCGCGATGCAGGCGACGATCAACTTCGCGAGCGCGGCCGCGCTGGTGAACATCCCCGGGATGGGCGCGCTCCTGCCGCGCGGCGCGAGCGTCACCACGAAGCAGTCGCAGCAGCACGACCTGTCTGGGGCAGCGACGGGGCTGCAGCGCATCCAGGACGGGCTCCGGAAGACGGCCACCGAGCTCATGTCGGTGCACACGAGCATCCAGGACATCTCGAAGGAATTGTCCGGCGCGTTCGCCGAGGGCTTTGTCAAGTCCTTCGAGGCGTTAGGCAAGGGGTCCAAGGACGCCGCCAAGGCCTTCAGCGACGCGATGCGGGGCGCGATCGCGCAAGTCGCGGAATCCTACGCGAAGCTCTGGATCGGGAAGTCCATCGCCGAGATTGCCGAAGCGATCGCGGACCCCGCGATGGCCGGGCAGCATCTGGCCGCCGCGGCCGAGTACATGCTGGCGGCAGCGGCCATGGCCACGTTAGGCGGCGCGATCTCGGGCGCCGGCGGGGGCGGTGGGGGTGGCGGCGGCGGTGCGAGCGGGAGCCAGCAACAGAGGGCGAGTAATGCCGCGATGGCGGCGCTCACCGGCAGCGCCGTGGTCATCTGGGAGGGCGACAAGTTCGACCCGCGCGATCCGACGCAGCTCGCGAACTACAATCGCATGCGCGAAGAGGTGGGCGACCGGCGCATGATCATCCGCACGCGCCGAGGCTCGCGTCGTGGGTAGAGGCATCAACCGGAGCAAGATCGCGCGCATCGACTGGACCGCCACCACAAGCGATCCCACGCTCGTCTTGGAGCCGTTCGAGGCGTTCAACAATCAGCCCTCCGGTTCCGGCACGGACGCCAACGGACAAACGCCGCTCGTCGACAGCTGGCCCACGACCGCCATCAATGGCGGCACGGGCGGGTTCATGGACATCGCGCAGTTCGACATCGTCGGCGCGGGCGTCGGGAGCGCGTTCTCCCCGGGCGCCAAGTACGACGGCGCGCAAGCGGTGCGACTCGATTTCGACGCCGGCATGGCGGCCGGGCCCAACCCGACCGCGTACATCAGCCACACGTTCACGGGCCTCCCGGTGTCGACGGCGGTCGTGGTGACGTGCCGGTGCGGCGTCGGCTTTCACAACGGGCTCGCCTCAACGCCGATCGGCATGCAGATCGGCGCGGACGCCGCATACATCCCGGCGTTCGGCGCGTGGTACCTGCTCTCGCTCAACGCCGTGACGGATGCGAGCGGGCAGCTCACGGTGCGCCTGGGCGTGTTCGACTGGACGATCACGGGCACCTCGCTCGAGCGCTTCGCCTTCTGGGACTCGCTCGTGATCAGCCTCGCCACGCCCGGACCCGCACCGAGCGGCGGCCTCCGGTTTTACTGTGATGTCGGCGAGAGCTACCCGCAGCCGCGGCGCAACAGCACGATGCTCGACGGACCCGTCGGTCGCTTGCGTGCGCTCGCCGGGATCGATGAGCTCTTCAAGTGCACGGCACGCCGCATCCCCGCGGTCGGTGGCACCCAGGACGATGGGAACGCGATCACCGGGTGGGACGACGCCGACGGCTGGCAACAGTTCCTCATCGCCGCGCGCGACCAGCAGCAGATGACGTTCTATCCCGACGCTACGGACCTCGGCACGAGCTACCCGGTCGTGCTCGTCGAGCCGATCGACGCCGGGCCGCCGGAGAAGGACGGGCAGAAGCGGTATAAGCAGACGCTCACGCTGCGCTCGTTAGGCGGCCCGGTCCTCGGCTACTGATGTCGACGCTCCTCCCGCCGGGCCCGATTCCCTCGGGCGCCTCGCTCGGCACGCAGCCCAAGATTATCTGGTTCCCGAGCGGTGTCGCTGCGCCCCTCGTGGTCCGTTATCCGCTCGATGAGGCGGCCGCCTATCCGCGCATGTCGAAAGGCTCCGACGTGCAGCAGATCCGGAGCGGCGCCACGGACGCGTGGACGGAAGACACCGAGTGGTGCCTCTCGGGGTCGATCCGCTACATCCCGGCGACGGATGAAAGGAACGGGTTAGGCGCGACGATCGCGACCGGCTGGGACGGATCAAGCGGGTGGCGCGCGTTCCTCGAGTACTGCTGGCAGGGCGGCACGTTCCTCTTCTTTCCGGACGGTGCGAGCCCGAGCTATTTCGTGGCGGAACTCATGGAGCCGGCGATGGGAGACTTCGCCGGCAATCCGCCGACTGCGGAAGCCGACTATTCCCGCGCGCTGAAGATTGTCATCCGCCGCGCAGACGGGGTGCCGATCTCGGGGTACACGCCGGCCTACCGCGCCCGCGTGTACAAGCCCAAGAGCCAGAACGACAGCACCGAGTCCGAGCTCTTGGTACCGGCGAGCGGTGCGCCACACTCGGACGTGTTCGCCGTGTCGACGCTGCCCGAGTTCACCGACACGGGCGTCACGTACAAGCCCTACCTCGACACGGTCTCGGGCGAGCGTGGCGGCATCGACCTCTTGGCCAAGGCGACGGACAAGGGCACGTGGAACCTCGAGTTCCTGGACAAGCGGACCGGCACGTCCAACCTCGAGCGGTGGCTGACGGCGTTCCTGGCCGGGACGGACGGGGTCATTCAGCTAGGCGGCTGCCGCTGCGAGATCGATCGCTCGCTGGACGGTGGTGCCACGTGGAACAGTTTCGCCACGGGCCGCGTGCGGAACCCGGCGCTCTCAGGCGTCCAGCGCTACACGACGCAGGTGCGCGATCTCCAGGACGACATGGAGGCGGACCTCTTTGTCGGGCCCCCGCACGCGTCGATCACCTACGCCTCGCTCGCGCCCTACTGTCCGTTAGGCTTGCTCACGCCCTTTGGCGGCTTCCCCGTGGTCGCGCCGATCGATGGGATCGTGCGCGCCGGCGTGCAGGGCTTCACCAAGATCATCGAGTGCAACGGCCGCCGAAACCCGCAGAGCACGCTCGTCCAGTCGCTGCTCAATCAGATTGTCCAAGTGCGGCTGGACGCCGGTGCCACCGCGGGCGTCTCCACGGACAACTTCGCGGTGCGCTTCGATTTCGAGGGCGACGCGATCACCCTCAATGTCAACGGCAAGCAGTACGCGCTCCGCTCGGTCTGGAGCGCGCTTCCGGATAAACACGAGACGAGCAATGTGTTCCGGTGCTGCGCCGTCTACGGCGTCGTGTTAGGCGTCGACGGCTCGGAGTCGCCGTGGGATGCCGATCTGCCGGCGGCCGGCGGGGCGATCGGCGGCATCACGATCACGCCAGCCGGCGGGCCGACCGACGATCAGCCGATGTTTGTGAGCGATGTCCATCCGGTGCAGCTCTGGAAGGACATCATGGACGGCAAGTTCGGCTACCTCGACGCGACGACCGGGGCGCCGCTCACGGCAATCAAGTACGACGCGGCCGCGTTCGCGGCGCTCATCGCCGACACGACCATCCCGAACGGCAACTGGGTGATCAAGCAGCTCGTCGCGTCGGACGGATCCGGCGACGATGCGTCGGTCTCGACCTGGCTCGTCGACAATATCTGCTCGCAGTTTGCGTTAGGCTTCCGCCTGGCCGAGGACGGGAGTGTCGTGCCGCTCGACCTGCGTCTGTCCGCCTCCGCCGCGGCGACGATCGAACTCACCGATGACGATCTCGTGAGCGATCCGAGCGCCGTCGAATGGGAGCAGGCGGACAACGACGCGATTACGCGCATGACCGCCACGTGGTACGCCGACCAGCAGTTGAACATCGCGCAAGCCACCCATGCGAGCGCTGCGGTCACTCCGCCGACCGTGTCTGCCGGCGGCGCCGTGTCCGGCGGCGGACCGGACGTGCCCGGTGGCTTGATCGACGAGCAGCAGGTGCCCGAGGTGCTCATCAACAACACCGGGCGCGCGCGCGATTTGGGCGATCACTCGCAGACACTCGACGCCACCGCGTACCACGGCTTCGTGCACCTGGACGGCAGCGTGTCCAACGTGTCGGAGGTGGTGGGCAACCTGGCCGAGCTGCTCGATGAGTCGCTCGCCCCGTTCCAGGCCGGCGCGCAGTATCTCACGCTCTGGTGTCTCCCGACCACGCGCGCCATCTCGGTCACGGAAGGCACGTGGTTCACGGCGACCATTACGAAGCAGCCCAACAGCGCGAGCAACACGCGCGGCGGCTCGCGCCTGGTCCTCTGCTTGAAGCGAACAGAGGACCACGACACCGGAGCCGTGTACCTCCGCTGCATCGACGCGGGCGGCTCCGGAACAGCACTCAACGCGCCGACGCTCGCGAGCCCCACGGCTGGCGTGGATCCGCGCTTCGACGGCGACATCGCGGTCACGCTCAACGCAGCGAACGATCCCGCGTCCGTCTACTGGAACGCGCAGCCGGCTGGCACGGCGGTGCGGCCGGCCGACAGCGATCCGGGCTGGCGGTTAGCCGATCGCCTCACGACGTCGCGCACGCTCTCCGTCACGAATCTGCCCTCGGGCTCGCGCATTTTCTGGCGGGCGCGGAGCGTCTCGGGCGTCGACGGCGCCGGCGGCCTCCCCTCGCCGTGGGTCTATCCGCCGCCCACCGAATACCTGGATACCACGGCGCTCACGGCGCCGACGGGACTCAACGCATCCAGCATCACGTCGAGCTCGGTGCTCCTCCTCTGGTTCAATACCGAAGGCGATTGCGCGATCGAAGTGCTCAACGTCGCCGGCGCGGGGCCACCGACTGGCGCCGACATCGTCGACTCGGCGTTCCCGGGCAGCATCATCGACTGGCTCCGGGGGCTCGCGTCCGGGAGCTACACGGCCGGCGTCCGCTATCGCGATCCCTACGGCGGCGTGAGCCCGATCGACACGGTGAGCTACACGCTCACCGGATCGCCGGAGCAAGCGCCGGATATGGCCGGGTTAGGCATAGTGAGCGGCACCGCGACCGCCGGCGCGCCGAATGGCTCCGGCGGCAGCGGGATCGGCAGCGCGGTCGGGATCCCGCTCACTCTCTTCGGCACCGATCTCAATTACCAGTTCGAAATCCACCGCGCGTTCGATGATGGGTCGGGGAATCCCGATCTCACGACCGAGTTCGCCCTGACCGACGCCGCCAATCCGATCGACTCGGGGTCGGCCGTCCTGTACGTCGATGCGACGCAGAACGATGGCGCGCGGCGGCATTACCGCGCGCGGCAGATCGCACCGGGCGCGACGCCTGGGAACTGGACGTGTTGGCGCGACGCGCTCCCCATGCAGCTCCCGATCGGACTCACGGCGCTCGCCGCGCAGCTCCCGACCTACGGCGAAGGGAAAACGCAAACCGCGACGGTGGGGACGCTCGCACTCACCGTGGACGATCCGCAGTGCCGCGTGACGCAAGTGCGGATGAAGAGCAAGTCCGGCAACAACGCCGAGTCCGCGTTCGCGGTCGTCACGCTTTCGGGCGGCGTCTATACCGATACGGTCGCGTTAGTCGAAGGGCTCCCGTCGACGATCACGTACGAGGTCACGGGGTACGACGCGTCCGGCGCGTTAGGCGTGATCGCGACGCATGTCGTCACGTTCGGCGTCTCGAATGTGCCGGCGCTCCCGGTGCTCTCGGCGTACGTGACGACGGGCGGGTCGCTCGTGGTGACCGCGCAAGGCGACATCCTCACCGACCACTTCAAGGTGGCGGCCTCGACGTCGGCCGCGCCCACAGATACGACGGTGCGCGCGGCGAGCCCGACGACGGCAGGCGATCGCGTGATCACGCTCTCGGGCGTGCTCACCGGGCTCACGCAGGGGCAAACCGTCTTTATCGGCGCGTTCGCGTACGCGGCGGACGGCACCGAGTCGGCCGCCCAGGGGACGCTCACGCTCATCGTCGGCTCGCCGAACGCAGCGCCAGCGGGTGCGGAATATCTGACGCTGGCGACGGATGCGACGCTCACGAGCGAGCGCGTGTTCAACCCGGACACGACGAACGACCTCGCGGTAACGGACCACGGCGCCGGGGCCAATTACGATCTCGCGCTGAAAGCGACCGGCGTCGCGGCAGCCACCTACGGCGACGCGACGCACGTGCCGCAGATCGCCGTGGACGCCAAGGGGCGCATCACCGCCGCGTCGAACGTTGCGGTCTCTGGGGGCGGCGGCGGGAACATCACCTTCGATCTCATCCAGCAGTTCGGCGACGGGCTCAACGTGCCCGCCGTGGGCGAGATCCGCGAGATGCGCGTCGACGTCGCCTGCACCATTCAGGTCGCCGACATCTTCGCGGACCAGTCCGGCTCCGCCGTCGTCGACGTCCAAACCTCGAGCGACGGTATCACGTTCGCGTCGATCGCGGCATCCGCCAAGCCGACGCTCGCGAGCCAGCAGGAGCACTCCGATGGGAGCCTGGTGGGCTGGACCACATCGCTCGCGGCCGGCACCTACGTCCGCTTCGTGCTCAACAGCGTGGCCACCTGCCAGGCGGTCACCGTCGCGCTCAAGGTCACGGGCCCCGCCGGCGCGGTCAACGTCGGCTGCTCGGTGGGGGACGGCGTCTCCGGCCTCACGAGCGGCTACCTAGTTGACGTGCGCGTCTCGACAGCGTGTGTCATCACGGTCGCGGACATCTACGCCGACGCCTCGGGGAGCGCCGTGGTCGATGTGCAGACCTCGACGGACGGCATCACCTACAGCTCCATCTGTGGCGGCAACCCCCCGACGCTAGCGAGCCAGCAGGAACACGCGGACGCCACGCTCACCGGCTGGACGACGAGCCTCGCCGCCGGCAGTTACGTGCGCTTCATCCTTTCCTCGGTGACGACGTGCAAACTGGTCGGCGTCACCTTGGTCTGCACGAGGAGTTAGGCGATGGGCATCCGGTGCGACTCGTGCGGCGCCTACTATCGGGCCACCCAGTTAGGCGATCGCTACGCCGACATCTCGCTCGCCACCGCGATCGGCATCAGCCCCACGGGCGGCGCCGGCGGTCGGGCGTGCTTCGATCTCTCGACAGGCATCTGCGCCGTGGGCGACGCAACGCCGACGAGCAACCCGACGACGATGTCCGCTGGGTGCCGCTTCAAGCTCCCGGCGCTCCCGTCGACGAATCCGTTCACGCTCATCGCCTTCTGGGAATCGGGCGGCATCACTACGCATCTCTCGATGCGCGTGAACACCAGCGGCAATCTCGAAGTGGGCCGCGGGCTCTCGGGCAACGTCGTCGGCACCGGCGCCCAGACGATCCAGGCCAACCGCTGGTACTACGCCGAGCTCACCATGGCGATCAGCGCGACGTTAGGCAGCGTCCGCGCCATCCTCTGGGACGATGCCGGCATTCGCTACGACGAGATCGCGCTCGCGAGCCAGAACACGCGGAACGGCGGCACCTCGGGGGTCGTGAGCCGCGTCTATTTTGGGCCGCAACTCGTGCCGGGCGGCTTCGGCGCGAGCGCCTTCCTCATGGATCTCTACCAGGTGACGAGCGGGAACACGTGGGCCACCGGACTCTTGGGCCCGGTGCGCGTCGTCGCGCTCCAGCCCGCCGCGGACGGCAATTACATCGGTTCCGTGATCGCCGGCTCCTCCCCCGCCGCCACCCGCTGGCAGAGCGTCCAGGATATTCCGTCCGACGAGGACGTAACCAAGGTCACGAACGTCATCTCCGCAGCGACCAAGGACACGTATGGCCTCCCAACGGTTACCGCGGAGGACACGATCTGGTTCGTGCAGCCGGTGCTGCGCGCCAAACTCAGTGCGACGAGCGGCGTCGTCGTCTCGTTAGTCGATCGCTCGAGCGGAACCGACTCGACCATCGGGAGCGGCTTGATCGTCAACACAACGAGCTACAAGTATTGGCTGGCGGGGGGCAGCGACACGGACGCTGCGCACGCGAGTGTCCCCTGGACGCGGAAGACCCTTTCGGCGGCGGAGTTCGGATGGTCCGTTGGCTCGAGCACCCTCACCTTCTCCGTGACCCAGCTCATCGTGGAGGCCGTGCTGAGCGATGTCCCCTATCAAACAGGGCTCATCCTCGCCGACGGCTTCGACGACATCACGACCGGGACCAGCGCGCCATCGAACGAGTTCGTCGATGGCGGTGTGAGCGGACAGTTCGCGCCCACCGGCGGTGTCAACGGGAAGGTGTGCAGCAACAGCCAGCAGGCGGCGCCGGGCGTTGCGTACAACGTGCAGCCTCGGTTCCGCGTGATGATGGGCTTCAAGTTTAGGTACGGGCAGAACCCGAATCAGAACTGGCTCCCGCTCTGCGGCCTCTCGCAAGTCGTGTCGAGCAGCGTGGAGAAGCCGCAGCTCTGGATCGGCATCGGCACGACGGGGAAGATCGAAGTGCGACGCGGCGTGCTCGCGACCGACACGCTGCTCGACAACTCCCAGAACGCGCCGACCGTTGCCACGTGGCATCAGGTCTTCGTGGATCTCACGATCGATGCGGCCGCCGGCGCGGTCCTGATCAAGATCGACGGCACCACAATCCTCAATCTCACGGGGCTCAACACAGTCGCTGGCGCCGGCACGACTAACGGACGCATCGATCGGGTCTCGCTGGGGAGCGGCGCACTAGGCGCCACGAGCGGCAACCCGTGGAGCACGGTCCAGACGTTCGGCGTGTCGTTCGACGACTGGTTCGTGCTCGACCCGGCCGGCGGCCACGTTGTCGATGATCCCGGGTTCTGCACCGTCGAGGCGATCATGCCGGCCGGCGCCGGCGCGCGCTCCGACTCGACGATCGCCGGGAGCGTGCCGGCTGCCACGCGGTGGGCGGGCGTCGATGAGATCCCGCCCGATGATGGGACGACGTTCAACAACTTCACGGCGGCGCTCCAGGAAGATCTCTACACGGTCGGGCCGTTGAGCGGCGTCTACACGGTATTCGGCATCGCGCTCCGGCTCCGCGCCGCGGTGAGCGCCCTGCCGGCGGCGTCGGGCGCGTCGGCGCTCTACGCGGTGGCACGGTTAGGCGCAGGGGGCAGCGACGTCATCGCGGCGTACTCGCCCAAGTCGCTCACCTCGACCGGCATGTCCGGCTCCTCGCCCAAGGCGTTCGACGCGGACCCGAGTGGCAATCCGTGGGCGTACGTCACGCTGCCGAGCCTCCAGGTCGGCGTCCGTCGCACGGACGCGTTCGCGGCCAACGACGAGCTCACCACGCTCGCCGTCCAGGTGCTCCGCTCGGACGCGGTGCGGAGCCCGCCGGGCGCGATTGCCGCACGCGCGTGGGTGCTCTCGTGAGGGGTCGTGTGAACGCGTGCCGTTCGCGACGCGCTGCGCGTCTTGGGGAGGTAGCTCGACCGACAATCCGACCCGCCGCCTTGCCGCGGCCTTGCGTGCTCCGACGAGCGCGTCGGGCCGCGGTCGTGTTTCCGGAGCTCGCGCGTGGATCACAGCCTCTTCACCGTCCTAGGCATCGTGCTTTCCTCGGTCATCTCGATCCTCGGGACGCTCGCGGCCAAGCAGCGGAAGGAAGGACGCGACGAGCAGCTGCTCATCGACCTCGCGAAGAAGGTCGCCGTCCTCGAGGCGAAGGACGAGAAGCGGACCGTCGATCTCAATCGCGTCGGGCAGATTGTGCGCGAGATGCGCGTCGTGTTAGGCATCGCGGGGCAGACCGGTGAGGTGCCGCGCTTTGTGCCCCGCGACTCCGGCGAAGGCCCGGTGGTCCCGTGAGCCGCTGGCAGTGGCTCAACCCGCTCTTCCTGTTCGACTTCCTCGACTCGAACGGGCGGCCCGATCACCAAAAAATTATGGCGGCCGCGGTCGTCGCCGGCGTGTTCTGGTGCCAGGCCACCGGCAAGCCGCTCGACACGACGACCGTCATTGCGTTAGGCGCGATCGGGTTCGGGCCGCGCCTCTTCGGCATGTTCCTGCGCGCTGGGAAGTGGAACACGTCGACCGAGGCCAAGGTCAATGTCGATGCCGCCGCGATTGCGGCGATCGTGGCGCGCCGCAAGGACAGCGACGTCGAGCCGGCGCCGTGACCACGCCCGTCATCTCGGTCATCGACGCGTTTGTGGGCGGCTGCTCGCTCTTGGAGAACGTCGAGGAAGTGCCGCCCAACTCGAACACGGGCCCAATCGTGAGCCTGATCCAGGCGAGCACCGGGTCCAAGGCCGGCGACCCGTGGTGCGCGTCGGACATGTCGTACGTCGGCGGCAAGCTGTTCGCGGCGCGGTGGCCGCTGCCCCACACGGCGAGCTGCAATGATCTCGCGCTCTACGCGATCCGGCACGACGTTCTTGCCTGCGTGGGCCGCGTCTACGATGACATCCAAGCGCACGGCCTCATCGACGCGAGTGGGCACCGCGTTCTCGAGCCCAACGCGTTAGGCGCCCGGGCTGCGGTCGTGCTCCCGCCTGAGCGCGGCGATCTCTGTCTCCTCTACAGCATGAGCGCCCACCACTTCCACCATGCCGGCTGCGTGCGCGACGTGATCGCGCAGGGCACCGCATGGCGGAGTTGGGAGGGCAACACCACCAAGCCGGGGCAGAAAGGCGACCAGCGCGAAGGCTGGGGCCACTTTGCGAAGCAGCATGAGATGACGGAGCCGTGGGGCTTCGTCCGTTGGGCCACTCTTCTTGAACGGAGCGAAACGCCATGAGCGGGACCCTGCACCTCATCGAAGCACTCGTCGTCGGCGCCATTGCCGGCGCGATCATCCTCGTCTTTGCCCTGCGCAACAACCCGCGCATCGCCGCCTGGCTCGGCATCAAGCTCCCCGTCGCCAAGTAGCTCGTGCTGCGTCGCGTTGGTCTCGCGCTCGCCGCGCTCTCGCTGGCCGGCGCCGTGCTCGTGTTCTTAGGCGCGAGCGGCCCGTCGGCGGCGCTCGTGGCGCGCGCCAACGCGGTGCCGGATCATGCTGCGCGCGCGAGCGGCCCGGTGGTCAGGCCCAATAGCGACGTCGCGCGCGAGCTCGAGGCCGCGTACCACGGCGGCGTTCCGGAGCGCGGCTACTGCGCGACGGTGATCGTGGCGTGCGCCTTCCAGGACACAACGCTCTTCGTCACGCACGTCGACTCGGCACCCTCGAGCCCGAGCAGCATCGCCGGCAAGCCGGGCGTGGCGTTCACCTGCACGACCCGGTGGACGCTCCACACGCATCCGTTGGGCGCCTGCTTCGTCTCGCTCTCGGACATTGTGCAGGCCAACCGCGAGCACCGGGACGGCGCCATCGTGCAGTGCGGGCCGCGCGACTTTCGCGCGTGGATCGTCCGGTGACGTCGCCTCCGCCGCCGACCGGCGGCCTCTCGCAGACCGAGGCGCTCGATTTCTACAAGACGCTGCGCGACGCCTCAGATGCCGCGCTCTCACGCGCACATGTCATCCGGACACTGATCGACGCCGCGCTCATCGCGCTCGTCGCGCTGGCCGGCTGGCGTGCGTACGTGTGGCATGTCAAGGACACGGCGCAGCTGGAAGCGCGCGTGCAGGCCAACCAGGCGGCGAAGGATTCCGCGATCGTGAGTCGCGACTCGGCCGACGCGCGCGCCGAACGCTGGGAGCAACGCGCGGAGGTCGCCGCCGCGAGGGTGCGCGTCGACACGCAGCTGATCGCGGGCGCACTCCACACGGTGCCGGCGCCGATGCTCGTCCCGGTGACGTCATCCACCGGCATCGTCTCCGAGGTGCCGATGGTCCCGGCGGAGACGGTCGATACGCTCGGCGCGCGCTGCACGCGGCTCGAGCACGATTGCACGCAGGCGCTCGCGGCGAAAGATTCGGCGCTCTCGGCCAAAGATTCGGCGCTCGCCGAGGGGCGGATCGCGATGGCGCACGGGGACTCGCTCACCGCGCTCGCGCTCAAGAAGGCATCGGACGCCGAGCGCGCCAACTTCTTCTCCAAGATCCTCTACGGCGCCGGCGGCGCCCTCCTCGGGCGCGCGACGTGCTCGGTGCACTGACGGGTCGCTGCAGCGACTGCCTGCACCCGCTGGACGAGCACAGCGTGATCCTGACGGTCGACCCAAGCGGGCATGTGCGCGAGCGGGTTCGCGTCTGCCGCGCGCTCGTCAATGGGCACGTGTGCGCGTGCGCGACGCCGCTCTCAGGACTCCGCCGTCCGCTTCAGGCGGACGGTCAGGAGCTCGAGTGCTGAGCGTGTGCACGGCGGTGAGTTCGCGGCGAATCAGGTGCCGGATCCACGCGGACACGGTCCGGTGCTCGCGTGCCGCCGCGTCGGCGACGCGAGCTTTCACGTCGGCGCGCAGGCGCACCTGCACGACGCTCCGACGACCGGTGTTGGCGATCCGGCTCATCGTGCGCGCGTCGCCACGCCGCGGGCTGACGCCCAGCGCCAGGTGACGATAACCAAACCAACCCAGACGATCGCAAGCACTGGCGCTTCCGGCGTCGGCTCTTCAGGCCGCGAGAATATTGAGAGCAGCGAGGATGCGCACGACGCGAGCGTAAAGAGAATCGCCGCGCCCCAGAGCAGCAGAACCTGCGCGCCGTGCCGCTCGGCGAGCCACCGCTGAACGCGAGGACGGCCGAGCGCAAACCATAGCGCCGCGAGCAGCGCGAGCGCCGCCAGATCGATGGCGACGTTCGCTGCATCCACGAGCTTCTCTCTACGAGTGCGCGCCGGCACTTCGCCACGCGCGATCGCGGCCGCGGTTGATTCCTCCGCGGCTTCAGCTTGCACAACATCGCGCTCCGCCTTTGCCTGCGCGCTTTCCGCCTGGACGGCGGCCGCTCGCGCTCGGAGTTGCGCCGCACGAGTTGCCGAGTCGGCCGAGAGCGGTGGCCCATTGCCACCGATAGCTTGGCCATGGGGCGCAGGCGAAGCGACGACGACTAGCGCCGCGGCGAGGATGGCCATCCTGATCGCGCGGTGCAACAGACAGCTATGTGCACGGCGCGTTGAGGATACGCGCTCACGCACCCTTGGCAGTTCCCTCCGCGCGCGACTTCACGAGCGCCTCGAACTCTGGTTCCCACACCCCGCGCGTGGTGCATCCATTGGTCGCGTTAGGCCGCGACCACAACACTGTGACGCGAACCGTTGCGTTCGTGCTGTCGCCACGGACCAGCACGTTATACGCAGCCCTTGTCGCGCCGAATCTGACGGCAATGTCGCCGCCGCAATCCGCCCACTTTTCTCCGTCCTGGAGACCGACGTCCATCGGCTCAGTCGCGATGAAGCCGCTCGCTCGCTCCATGTTGCGAATCGGGATGTTCCGCTCCGCGAATATGTCTACGACAGCGTCCCACGTCTTGCCGACAGATGCGTTGATCGGTGTCGCCGCTCGTTGCGGCGCCGGTGCCGGTGCGACCGCGCACGCAGCAGAACAAAGCGCGATCGCTGCTCCTACCGTCCAGCGCACACACCGCGCTGCCAGCGGCATCGGGTCCGTCGTCGGATGATGCGCGTCCATGTTGGCTCGCCTCTCTCGTTAGGTCGTTTGGGCGGTGCCCGGCCGCTCGCCAAGCACGCGCTGTGCGAAGAACTCCGCGTCATCTTCGCGTGGATCGTTAGGCCAATTCGTGTCCATGTGGTAGACGAGTCGCTCGCCGGCGTCGCTGGTGCGGTGCAGCCACAGGTGGCCGAGTTCGTGCGCGGCGAAGTATGTGTGTCGTCGCGGCGGCAATCCCGAATTCACCAGGATCATCCACGCGCCGTCGAATGCGACAAGCTTTGCCGGCCGCGTAAGTGAGACGGCCGCGAGCACGATGCCTTCGCGATCCGTGATCGCGCGCAGCGCGTCCCAGGTGAGGGGATGGGCGAGCTCCGGGTGAACTTCGCGCTTTGCGGCGATCACCGCGTCGATCGACTCGATTTGCATTACACTTTCCTCCCGCGTCGCCGAAGAACCACACGAATGCCCTCCGCGACGCCCTGCATTTCCGTTAGGACTTCCTCTCCCGACATCTCGCGCTCGACCCCGCCGGCATACATCGCGTACGCCTCTTCGCTCGTTAGGAGCCGTCGAGCCGCGTCGATCTCCTCCTCGCTTGCGCCGCCAGTCGCGAGCTCGAGCAGGAAGGAATGCATCCACACACGGGCGCGCTGCGGCAGGCCGGTCGGCACGGAGTACTCCGCGGGTCGTTCCCGCACGGTGTCCGGAGCCGTGGGCGCGTCCGCGGTACCATAGCGGAGCCATCCCACGGTCGTGCCGAGAAGCGGCGCGATCGCCCGCAGGTGCCGGTCTTTCGGCTGCTGCCGATTCCGCCGCCACTGGCTCACCGTGCTCTCGCTAACATCTGCAGCCGCAGCGAGTTCGCGGTTCGTGACCGCAGTCGCGTCCTGTCGCTCCCGGATACGATCTCCGGGAGTCGGCGAGCCGGGCATAGCCCCCCTTCCGTTTGACACCTTGGCGTGTGTCGCAATGACACTCTTGACATGTTTGGCGTTCGCCGCCAAATTGCGCCGTGTAATTACACCGTTAACGCGAGACACTATGCCGCTCACTCCGTTGGATCGCAAGGTCGCTCTGCTTCGCGCTGGGGTTCGCATGTCGGACATCGCGCGCCGGGTCGAGCCGCCGGTATCGGCGAATCACGTCTCGAAGGTCGTGGCGGGCGAGCGGCGGAGCCCACGGATCGAGGCGGCGATTGCCGAAGCGATCGGGCTGCCGATCGCGAAGGTCTTTCCGCCCGCTCCGCCACATCGTCGCCCTGCCGCCTAACCGCGGCGCACCATCCACCCTCAACACGCACCTGGATTCATCCCATGAACGAGTCCCGAATCATTAAAATCGACCGCCGGTGTGATCGCGCCGGGCCGGGCTTTCGCTCGACGCGCGAATATCAGCGGCATGTCGAGTCGGAGTGCGCGTTTCATCTCGTGCGCGCGACCGACGTCGCGCCCGGCTCCAAGACGTGGCGCGAGAAGCGCTTCCGCTCGGGCCAGCGCGTGCCGTTCCGCACGGAGATCGAAGCGTTCCAGTCACTGCTCACGCGCTCTGCGGAGGACGGCGGCATCGAGCACGTCGAACGCGCGGCCGATGAGGTGTGGGACGCGGTCGTGCAGCTGACGCGGCTTGTCTCGCGCCTCGTGACCGACGCCCGCATCCGCGCCGCGACGCGCGTGGTCGCCGCACAGAGCGACACCGGGAGGGCCGCCTAACCATGAATCCCACGATCGCCATCATCGTCCGGGCGTTCGGCATGGCCGGCGCCATCGCTGTCGTCTACGGGCTCGTCGCGGCGTACATGGCCGTGACCGACCGGCGCCGCGACGCGCAGGAGCGCGACCGCAAGGGCGAAGCGGACTTCCAGCGCACGGTGCGCACGGACCCGCGTCAGTCGCGCCGGGACCGCAACTGGCCGCCGCGCGGCGGGATGGCCGCGTGAGAGCGTTCCTCTGGTCCGCGCTCGTGATCGCCGGCGTGTTCGGCGTGCTGTGGCTGCTCGTGCGCCTGGGCGTGCTCGTGACGCGCTACGTCGAGCGCCGGCCGCCGGTTAAGCGGCCGACCGTTCGGAACCCGAGGCTCTGGCAATGATGAGCGCGTGGAACGCGGCGATGCCGTGGCTCGATGCCGTGCCGCCTGTGTGGTTCGTACTCGGCGCCGCGGCGCTCTACGCCGCGCTCTCCATGCGGCGAGCGCGTTAGGCAGGAAAGCACAACGGGCCAGCGCGGCAAGGCGCTGACCCGAAGACAGCGACCGGCGAACCGACACCGGCCCGCTGGCAACGTACCTGGTCGGAGTGAGGCGAAGCAAGATGACGTGGACACTGAGGTACCGCGGGTTCGATCGGCAGTGGCGCACCGCCACGGTGGATGCGGCGACGCGGGATGAGGCACGGGACAAGCTGTCCGCGCAGGGCTACGCGTGCGTGTTTTCGTTCGCGTCGCGCGACGTCCGCCTCGAGGCGAGCGAAGAGGAGGCGCTGCAGCAATGAGCTACGATACCGCAGTCGATCCGAACGCGCTCTGGTGGGGCGATGAGAAGCTCCGGGCCGAGGATGGCGCGTTCGCGACGCAGATCGCCGAGGGGATCCACGAGCAGCTCGTCGAGCGCGAGCAGGACACGGTGGACAGCGACGACGGCGCGCGCACGTTCCGCGTGGTAGTCGCGGTGACGCTGGTGCCGATCGAGCAGTGCCCCGAGTGCCACGGCACGGGCTCGATCGGCGTGGTGGTCCGGTTAGGCGGCGTGGGCGAAGAGGACGTGCGGTGCCCCAAGTGCAACGGCGAGGGCCGCATATGAGCGCGCCATTCACGCCGATCGCGGCCGAGGCGCTCGCGGCCATCATCGAGAAGCACGGCATGTGGCTCCGCGGCGAGGAAGGCGGCGCGCGCGCGAACCTGAGCCGCGCGTACCTGAGCCGCGCGAACCTGAGCGGCGCGGACCTGAGCCGCGCGTACCTGAGCCGCGCGTACCTGAGCCGCGCGAACCTGAGCGGCGCGGACCTGAGCCGCGCGGACCTGAGCGGCGCGTACCTGAGCGGCGCGAACCTGAGCCGCGCGTACCTGAGCCGCGCGAACCTGAGCGGCGCGTACCTGAGCGGCGCGGACCTGAGCCGCGCGAACCTGAGCGGCGCGAACCTGAGCGGCGCGTACCTGAGCGGCGCGTACCTGAGCGGCGCGTACCTGAGCGGCGCGTACCTGAGCGGCGCGGACCTGAGCGAGTTCTACGCCAGGCTCGAGACCGCGCGGTTAGGCGAAGAATATACCTTCGGTGAGTACTGGCGGCAGTTCGTGCCGGCGCTGCTCACCGCAGGCGGCCGTGCGCTCGACGAGATCGCGAATCCGACGGTGTGGGGCTGCCACACGTGGAGCAACTGCCCGATGGCGGAGGCGTTCGGCGTCCACGATATCGACCAGGTGCCGATCCTCCACCGGCCAGCGGCCCGGCAATTCGTGTCGCTGTTCGATGCGAAGCTCATTCCGCTGGACCGCGTGAACCCGAGCGCGGCGCAAGCCACCGACGCGGCCTGCGCGGTCCCGGCGAAGGAGGATGCATGATCACCGACATCGACAACAGGGCGCAGCGGGAGCACGATGCCATCCACGAGCGCATGCAGCAGCTCGGTCTGGCGTATGGCGCTCCGAATGAACAGGCGCACAACATCGCCGTCGCGACGGTCGTTCTCGAGCGGGCGATCAACCGGCTCGCCGTTCACGTCGAGCGGATTGCGGACATGTTCGAGCACGTCATCGATCGAGAGCGCGCGAGCGTGCGCGTCGACCACGAGGCTGGACGATGAGCGCCGCGATGAAGCCCCGGCCCACGCTGTCGCTGTACGAGCGCGCGCAGAATCTGGCCGCGATCGATGGCCGCATCGCGTGGTGGCACGAGACGCATCCCGAAGCGTTAGGCGTGACGCCGGACGCGCTCGCGGACGAGTTCGAGGCCGCGCTCCTCGCGTTCCAGTCCAAGGGCGAGGGCTACGCCAGCTATATCCGCTACACCGACACCGCGGTCCTCAACTGCCAGCGCGAGATCGAACGGTTGCAGGACTTGAGCGCGAAGCTCGCGGCGCGTGCCGCGAAACGCCGCGCCGAACTGCAGGCGTGGATGGAGGACCGTGGCGTCGACGAGATCCCGTCCGATCTGTTCGAGAAGATCGCGCTCGAACTCAACCCGCCGCACGCGGTGATCGCCGACGGGCTCCAGCCGACCGACGTGCCGCAGCAGTTCCAGCGCGTGACGCCGCCTAAGCCCGCGTCGATCGACTTCGACAAGAAGGCGATTGTCGCGGCCGCGGCGAGGGGGGAAGCGCTGCCAACCGGGCTGTCCGTGGCGCGGACAACCAAGCTGGTGATCAAGTAATGCCTAAGCGCGACAAGGGACACCATGTGCGCGGCGGGTTCTCGCGCATCGCGCACCGATCGCACGTGAGTGGCCGGCGATTCCTCGCCGGCAGCCGGAAGAGCGAGCTGCAGGACAAGCTCGCCGCCGACGCCGTGCGTCTCCATCGGACGCTCGTCCAGCGCGACGGCGAATCCGCGCGCGACTTCGTACGCCGCGTCGCCCGCAGCAATCCAACTTTCAGCCAGCGCGTCGCGAAGGCGCGCGGAGGCGCGAGATGAAAGCCGAATCGCGGCCGCCGCAGCCGCCTGGACCAGGACCGTGGACGTGGCACGATGCCGACTGGGGACACGAATGCGAATCATGCCACTGCGTCCCGATCATGCCGGACACTGGCATGTGCGCTGCCTGCACGTTCGGCGAGGCGCAAGCACAGACTGACCTTATTGTCGACGGTGGCTATTGGCGTGGGCCGAAGCTGCCTAACAAGAGACCCAAGCGTGCGCGCAAGGCGCGCGGAGCCAAGCAATGAGCACCGCACTCAAGATTCACGACCCGTCGCAGGTTGCCACGGCGAGCGAGCAGCCGGCGCCGATGGTGAGCCGCGACCAGGTCGAGCTCCTCAAGCGCACGATCTGCAAGGGCGCGACCGACGACGAGCTTGCGCTCTTCGTGAACGTTGCCAACCGGCTCCGGCTCGATCCGTTTGCGCGGCAGATCCACGCGGTGAAGCGGTGGGACAGTCGCGAGCGGCGCGAAGTGATGCAGATCCAGATCGCGATCGACGGCTTCCGGCTCGTCGCCCAACGCTCCGACGGCTACCGCGGGCAGACCGGTCCCTTCTGGTGCGGTCCCGACGGCGCATGGAAGGACGTGTGGCTCACGGACGAGTTCCCGGTGGCGTCCAAGGTCGGCGTGCTGCGCGAGGGATTCGCGGAGCCGCTCTGGGGCGTGGCACGATGGAAGAGCTACGCGCAGATGACCGACGAGAAGGACGCCCGCGGCATCAAGACCGGCGTCAAGGTTCCGAATCGGATGTGGGCGCAGATGCCCGACGTCATGCTCGCCAAGTGTGCCGAAGCGTTGGCGCTCCGGAAAGCGTTTCCGCAAGAGCTCTCGGGATTCTACACGCCGGACGAGATGGGCCAGGCGTCGAACGATACACCCGCGTCCGAATCGGCGTCTAACGCGCGGCTCGATGCGGGCGCCGACAGTGCGACGGAAGAGCAGCGCACCGAACTCAACGCGCTCTCCGAGAATCTGATTGTCTTCACGCCGCTGCAGTGCGACACCCTCGCCGATGCCGCGGCGTCGGCAGCGACGACGTTCAAGCAGGCGGCACGGCTCATCTTGAAGGCGCACGCAACGATCGACGCGCACGACGCGAAGACGCGCGTGACCACGATCGAGAAGCCATCGCAGGGAGCGCCGGAGGGAAACGCACCAGCGGCCACGGATTCAACGCCATCGTCTGCGCCCGTGGCCGCTGCACGCCAGTCCGCATCCCCGACACCGAGCGCGCCCGCGAAGGCTACGGGCTCGTCGGCGTCGACCCCTTCGGCGAGCACGACGACTAACGTCGTGCGACGCCCCGGCGAGGAGGCGCCGGTCGAGGCCTGGCGCGCGTACGCACGCTACCTGCTCACGCATCCCGCGCTCGGGCAGCTCGTGCCGACCATGGACGTCGACCGCCTCGATCTCAAGAAGCTCCAGAGCGAGATCAGCGTGCTCGAGGCCGTGGTCGCCGGGAAGAACACGGAAGCGCGCCGGAGCGAGCAGGGACGGAAAGGCCACGCCGCCATGCAGGCGAACAAAGCGAAGCGCGCCGCAGCGGAGGCGCAGAGCAGCGACGACGACGAGGACCCGTTAGGCGGCAACGATGACGACCGCGACGACTTGCTCAACGATGGCCTCGACGCCATGGGCAATCCGCGCTGACGCGACCCCATGACTAACGCAAAGCTCCATATCGCACCCGGCCTCACGCTGCCCGTCGACGCGGTCACGCAGACGTTTGCCTTCCTCGCCAAGCGCGGCGCCGGCAAGACGTACACCGCCTCGGTCGTGGCTGAGGAGATGCTCAAGGCGCAGCTGCAGATCTGCGTCGTCGATCCGACCGATGTGTGGTGGGGACTGCGCTCGAGCGCCGACGGCAAAGCTCCAGGCTTTCCGATCATCGTCATGGGTGGCGAGCATGGCGACGTGCCGCTCGAGGAAACCGCCGGCGAGACCGTCGCGCGGTTCCTGGTCGAGGAGGGCGTACCGGTGGTGCTGTCGCTCAAGCATCTCCGTAAAGGTGCGCAGGTGCGGTTCATGACCGCGTTCGCCGAGGCGCTCTACCACTACAACCGGAGCCCGCTCCACATCTTCTGGGACGAGTGCGACGCGCACATGCCGCAGAGGCCGTTCAAGGAGCAGCAGCGGTTGCTCGGCGCCGGCGAGGACATCGTGCGCCGCGGCCGCGCGAACGGGCTCGGCGTGTCGCTCATCTCGCAGCGCGCCGCGGTGGTCAACAAGGATGTCCTAACGCAGACCGAAGTGCTCGTGGTGCTGCGTACGACGGGACCGCAGGACATCGATGCGGTGCAGGCGTGGGTCAAGCAGCATGACGTTTACGACCAAGCGTCCGAGATGTTGGCGTCGCTGCCGTCGCTGCCGATCGGGGAGGCGTGGTTCTGGTCGCCCGGGTGGCTCGATCTCTTCAAGCGCGTCTCGGTTCGGGAACGCACCACCTTCAACAGCTCGCGCACGCCGACGGTCGGCGAGCGCATCATCAAGCCCAAGGCTGTCGCCGAGGTCGATCTCACGCGCCTGGCGCAGCGGATCGCCGCGACGATCGAGAAGGCGAAGGCCGAGGATCCGAAGGAGCTCAAGAAGCGCATCGCGCAGCTCGAGGCCGAGGCGCGGAAGAAACCGGCACCGGCACCGGCGGCCGCGGTGGAGGATCCGAAAACGTTTGAGCGGCGCGTCGAGCGCGCGCTCGCACCGATTCTCAAAGAAGCCGAAGCGCGCGATCGCCAGTTGCGTGGGCTCGTGGATCGGTTGGGCACGACGATGAACCGCATGGTGACGCTCGCCGGTGAGGGCGCGGCCGCGGCCAACGCCGTGCACGAATTCCTCGCGACGCCGGTGGCGTCGAATGGTCATGGAAGTGCGAACGCGGGGCGCCTGCTCGGCGCCGAAGAGCACCGCGGGAATCCTCAGTCCGCGCGCCGTCTCAGTCGGGCACTCCCCGAACGGCGTCCTGAGGCCACGCACGCGGAGGCAGGTCGGAGAGACGATCACCCCAGCCCCTTGCCGCGCGGCGAGCACGCCATCCTGACCGCGGTCGCGCAGCATCCAGATGGCGTCACGCGCGAGCAGCTCACCGTGCTCACCGGCTACAAGCGCTCGAGCCGCGACACCTATCTCCAACGGTTAGGCGCGGCGGGTCTCGTCACAGTCAACGCGGACGGTACGATCAGCGCAACGCCGGCGGGGCTCGATCGGTTAGGCACGGACTTCGAGCCGTTGCCGACGGGCGATGAGCTGCGCGCGTACTGGCTCAATCGGTTGCCGCTCGGCGAACAGACGATCCTTCGCGCGCTCACCGAGGCGTATCCCCATGGGATCGACCGCGGCGAGCTCTCGGCCCGCACCAACTACAAGCGTTCGTCGCGCGACACGTATCTGCAGCGGCTCGGTGCACGAAAGCTCGTCACCGTGGATGCGGATTCGTCCGTGCGCGCGAGCGACATCCTCTTCGACTGATGATGATCATGACTAAGCCGCCGTCGTTGACGTTGAGCGGGAGACGGCCGTCGCCGGGCACACGGGCCTTGCCGGCACCACGGGTAGGAACGACTCGCGACCGTGGGTCTCGATCGACGGCCCCCGTGCCGTCGCCGGCGGCACTCGTATGAGGACAGCAGTGGAGGGCATCATGCCACGATCATCGCGACGCGCGCACGCGATCGCGCTCGTCCCGCCCGCGCCGCGCGACCGCGGTCGCTTCATGTCCATCGCCATGGTGAACGAGACATACTATCATGGCGAGAGGACGACGCGGTGGATCCGGCGCCGGTTCGCGCCGGAGTACAAGATCACGCAGGGCCGGAACGCCTACTGGTGGGAGCGGGACTGCGAAGCGTGGCTCGACGGCCAACGCCAGATGGAGAAGGGCGCGTGATCTATTCGCCGAAGCGCGGCAACCCGCAGCTGCAACGCACCTTCGCCGGACTCCCGACGATCCGCCGCGCCGTGCCGGCCGACGCGTACGCTGCCGTCAACGCGGCGCTCGACGCGCTCTATGATGATGAGCAGTTGGATGCGCTGCGCGCCTTCCAGGCGGGCGACATCTCGGTGGCGGAGATCCTCGCGGCCAAACGCAAAGGCCGGCTCGATGACCTGTATCTCCTGGAACGCGTCAAGCTCGATCGCCCGCTCTGGGAGTCGCTCGCGAGCGCCGTCCAGCAGTTAGGCCACGCGCCCGGCACGCGCGAACGGTATCACTGGTCGATCGAGAAACTCAAGACGGTGACGCGCCTCGGGGCCAGCGCGAAGGTGCGCGGGCTCTTGCGAGTCAATTGGCGCGAGCTCGATCGGGCGTGGACGTCGAGCGACGCCGACTGGATGCGGATGCGGCAGATGGTGGGCGCGGCGCTCACGGTGTTGTTAGGCGATACATACCACCCGTGGCGCCGGCAGGTCATGAAAGCGATTCCGCGGCGGAAGGAAAAGCCGCGGGTGGTCGAGCTCTCGGTGCGCGAGTTCTGGGCGCTGGTCAAGGCACTGCCCGACCAGGCGAAGCCCGGCGTGGTGACGCTGGCCGCGACCGGCTTCCGGTTAGGCGAGTACCTCTCGTGTGAGAAGCGCCACCTACATCCGGCGACGTTGTCCGTGACCAACCCGAGAGGCAAGACGGGGGCCGACGTCGTCTACGTGGCCGAGCGGTTGTGGCCGTGGATCGCTGCGGCGATCCCGGCGCCGATCCAGGCGCGGTGGCTCCGGATTCACTTCCACCGAGCGCGCACAAAGATCAAGCGACCAGACCTGACGTTGCACGATCTCCGGCACGTGTACGGCCAGCTCGCCGCGGACGCGGGCGTAGCGCAATCGAAGATTCAGGCGGCGATGCGGCACGAGACGCCGGCGATGACGGCGCGGTATCTGACGCGCGTCGCCAAACGGGAAGTCGCGGACGCGGTTGGCCGCGGCCTAACGAAGCGACGGAAGCGCGCCTAAAGGGCGCCGGGCGAGACAGGAGTCGGACATCTGACTTGGCATCTGACACGACGCGGTGTCGCGTTAGGCCGAAGGGGGCTAAGTGCTTGGGACTCAACGATGGTCGCGCAGGGACTCGAACCCCGGACCTCTGGTATGTGAGACCGTCCAGCCGGCGGTTCGTCACGACCCGCGCCCGTGCATCGGGGCGCCTTCGGGGAGCCCGCGCACCCGGTTCAACCCACCGGAGCAGCGTCGGGCATCTGCGGCGGCATCTGACATTAGGGGCCGCGCATCCCATCGGCTGACGGTTAGGCAGGCGCTCATCATTGCCCGGTGGGCGCTCCCGTGAGCCGCGATTGGGCGGCCATCCGCGAGGCGTGGGAGCACCGGGGACACCGGTCGATCGCGCAGCTCGCGCTCCAGTTCGGCGTCAACGAGTCGACGCTCCGGTATCGCGCGGCGCGCGACCGCTGGGCCAAGCCCACGCGCAACCTCCGGCTGACCGGCGCTGGATTCCCGACCGGCACCGTCCGCGCGCGCTGCCACGACTGCGGCGCCGTCTACCAAGCCACGCTCACCCGTGACGGCGCGAGCCCGCACTGCGCGCCGATTCCTCTCGCACGCGAGGCCTAACCATGAAGTTCTCGAAGATCAAAGCCACCGGTAAGAAAGTGGTCCTCATCTGGACCACGAGCGAGCACGGCGTCGAGACCGAGCATCACGTCACGTCCGACGAGGAGCCCAAGCCCGAGTTCCCCAAGGCGCTCGACGCGTTCGTGCCGTTCGTCATGGAACTGTTAGGCCTGGGCGACAACTCGACCTTCCGGAACGATCTCCACGTGACCGGGCTCTCGATCGACGTGGGCGAGGACGAGCGCCGCGGCTTGGTGATCACCTGCCGGAAGGAGCTCGCGCGGACCAACGGGCCGCTCATTTTCAACCTGCCGCACATCCGGGAGCCGAAAGCGGACGGCACGGAAGCGCCGATCGCGGGCATCTGGCTCGTGGGGATGGACAAGGCGCTGCAGAAGGTGCAGGTCCAGGCGCAGAAGTTCCTGGACGGCGAGCGGTCGCAGACGACGCTGGAACTGCAGCATGCCTAACGGGACGGCAGAGTTGCTTTCCGCGTGCCGCGTGCCGGACTCCGTACACTCCGGCAATTTTGGGGGCGTGTGGGAGATTCGGCGCCACGAAGTACCTGTGCAGTTGCGGCGTTTCGCCGGCATGGAAGACGGTGAGCAGCGCCGGTTTACGGCGCTTCACCGATGGACGGCAGAGACGCTTAGCGATCAGTGGGGCGAGATCGTGATGGAGGACACGCCGCGCGAGCTGCGCCGACATCTTCCGATCTTGCTGGCAGCAGAGCGGCGCGTTCTCGTGAGCGGTCTTGGCCTCGGCTGCGTCGTCCGCGGATTGCTTGCCGTTCGCCGCGTCACGCACATCGACGTCATCGAGATCGACGCCTCGATCCTCGCGCACGTCGGGAAAGAGTTCATCGGCAATCCGCGCATCGCACTCCATCACGGTGACGCGCTGACCGTGGCGTGGCCAGGTGGTTCGCATTGGGAATTCGCGTGGCACGATGTCTGGTCCGAAGAGCGCCATCTCGCTGTTGTGCACGCCGAACTTCTCGCGCGCTACTCGCAGTGGTGCGATCGCCAGGGCGCATGGCAGCTGCCGCGCGCAGTGCGTGACAAGTGGCCGCGCGGCCTGTTAGGCGCCCGCCGCAGGACCGCCGCATGAGCGTCACGCTACGCCGGATGCCGCGCGCTGAGGCCCTCGCGATCGCCGAACGCGTGCTCGCCACGCTCGCGCCCGTCATCGCCCGCGGCGTCATCGTCGGCTCGCTCCGCCGCGAACGACCCGACGTCGGCGACATCGAACTGCTAGTCGAGCCGCGCTCCGAGCCCGCGCTGTTAGGCGGTCCCGTCTACGAGGTCGAGGCCATCCGCCGCCGCGTCGAGCTCGACGTGGGCCACATCCGCGTCGGCGGCTCCCGGCACATGCGGGCCGCGCTCTGTGACGATCCGGCGATCGCGATCGAGCTGTTTCTGGCGCATCCACCGGCGCACTGGGGAAGCCTGCTCGCGATTCGGACCGGGCCGCAGGAGTTAGGCGCGCTCGCGATGCGCCGGCTCATCCATCGGGGCTACGTGCACCGGGACGGGCACGTGGTGCGGGAATTGGATTGCGTGATCGTGCCGACGGAGACGGAAGAGCAGTTCTTCGCGCTCGCGGACCTGCCGTGCGTGCTGCCCAACCGGCGCGATCGGCTCGCGGCCGAGTACGGAGCGATCCGGCGATGACTCTAACTGGATACTACGAATGAAGAACCGGCTGACGGACCTCAACGACGTGCTGTTCGCGCAGCTCGAGCGGCTGTCCGATGAAACGCTGACCGCTGAGCAGATCACGCACGAGGTGGCGCGCGCGGACGCCATTGTCGATGTCGCCGACCAGATCGTCGGCAACGCGCGCTTGCAGCTCGAGGCCTGCAAGATGGTCGTCGAATATGGCGATCGGGTCGCTAGCTATCTGCCGATGATTACAACCGGACCCCGCGCTGCGGAGATTCCAATGATCGCGCCCAACGGGAAGAAGGCGACCGCGTGAGACAGCGCCGGATTCGCTATTCTGCGGACGAACTCGCGTTCGTCTCGGAGCGGCGGACCATGCGACGGCGGGCGCTGCACGCGCTCTTCGTCGCCGCGTTCGGGAGGCACGACGTTACCGTCGACCACCTGAAATCGCTGTGCACGCGAAGTGGTTGGCTGGTTGGTCGCCGCCCCTGGAGGCCAGAGGACGATGCGCAGCTACGTGCGCTGTATCCCGACAGGAGCACGGCCGACGTCGCACGCGAGTTAGGCCGGTCGGTGAGCAGCGTCTATGGTCGGGCCCAGCAGTTCGGCCTCTGCAAGAGCGCGGCCTATCTCGAGAGTCCCGCCGCGTGCCGTCTCCGCCGCGGTGACAACGTCGGCGCCGCGTACCGGTTCGCGAAGGGGCACGCTCCCGCGAACAAGGGGAAGCGGATGCCGTTCCACCCGAACAGCGCGGCACACCGATTCAAGCCTGGACAGCGACCGCCCAACGCAACGCCCGTCGGACACGAGCGCGTGGACGAGGACGGCTACGTCTGGATCAAAGTCGATGAGCCGAATCCGCACACGGGCTACCGTGGCCACTACGTGTTTAAGCATAAACGGCGATGGGAGGACGCGCACGGCCCGGTGCCTAGCGGGTACGCACTCAAGTGTCTGGATGGGAACAAACAGAATACGGATCCGTCGAACTGGGAGCTGATCCATCGCGCCGTGTTGCCGCGCCTCAACGGACGTTGGCGCGATTATGACCGGGCGCCCGCCGAGTTGCGGCCGACAATCCTGGCGCTGGCCAAGCTCGAGCAGGCCGTCGCCACGAAGCAACCGCGCACTGCGCGACGTCGCCGGCGGCAGCATCGGTGCGTCACGTGCCCCACGATGCTCACCGGCAGGGTACGCAAGTGCGGTCTCTGTAAGGCAAGCGACGACCGGGCGGTGGCTGCGCGCCGAGGTGCCGAGTCCGGTATTCTCAACGAGGAGCACGTCGCGTGACGCCCGACGCCTTCGGTCGCGCGATCGCGGTGTA